TCGCATCCTGTGCGGCTGGGAATTGAAGCCCTACGCGACGCTCTATTCGCCCTTCGCCCAGGTCCTGTTCCTCGACGCCGACAACGGCCCGGTGCGCGACGTGACCTATCTCTTCGACACGCCGCAGTTCCGAGAACATGGCGCGATCTTCTGGCCCGACTACGACGTCTGGAGGCTAAAACCGGACATCTGGGAGATTTTCGGTATCGACTGGATGCGGCCACACGCCCACACGGAGCGAGCCTTTGAGAGCGGTCAGTACCTGATCGACAAGACCCGCCGCTGGCGGGAACTTCGCATGGCCCTCTGGTACGCTGAGCATTCCGATTTCACTTTCAAGCACGTGTACGGGGACAAAGAGTGCTTCCATCTCGCCTGGCGGTTCCTCGGCACCGAGTATGCCATGCCGGCCAAGGGGCCGGGTTGGAACATTCACACCATCGTGCAGTACGACTTCACCGACCAGATCATCTTCCAGCATCGCTGCCAGGATAAGTGGCGGCTCGCTGGAAATCGTCGTAATGATTTGCTCCTCAACGAGGAGCTGTGCTTTAATTTCGTAGCCGACCTACGTCGGCGCTGGAGCGGCATCCTCTGGCACAACCCCAACCCCACACCAGAGGAGCAGCGGATCATCGACGAGCTGACCGGTCGACGCTTCCTCTACCGCCGGGTCGGCTACGATGAGCGGCCCATGCGTCTCGAACCGAACGGCAAGATCGGCGAAGGCGCGGCCGAGTGCGAGCGGCGGTGGGACGTGAATGTCGACGATGGTCGGGTGATCCTTACCTTGAGTCGGCTGGACCGGCCGACTTGCCACCTCGAGCGTGGCGGCGACGCCATCTGGAGGGGCCGGTGGTTGGAACACGAGCGCATGCCGGTTGAACTTATCCCCTTGGAGAGATGACATGCCGCTGTCACATCACATCCTGGCTAGCCGGTTCGATCTCGAAGAGGTCAGTCGCAAGCGCGCCACTGGGGTTTATTACGGAGACCACCGCCTGCTCTGTCGATTACTTGGCGACTACCTAGCGTTCGTCGATATCCGTGACCGAATGCTCGCCCCGCGTTTGGTGTTGGATGGCTTCTGGGAGTCTTGGGTCACCCTAGCTGTTGCTCGCTATCTGCGGCCCGGCATGTGGTGCGTCGACGTCGGCGCGAACTATGGCTACTATACGCTTCTCTTGGCCAGCGGGTGCGGTCCGACGGGCCGCGTCGTCGCCTGCGAGCCGAACCCCGTCCTGGCCGGGACGTACCTGCCGCAGAACCTGGCCCTGAACGGCTTCTACCACGGCGTCGAGATCTGCCAGAAGGTGGTCGGCAACCTCGACGACCAGTCGGTGGACTTCGTCCTGCACGATGGCGATTTTGCCACGGGGTCGCTGGAGCGCTGGGCCTACGCTCATCGCTGCGGTAAGGTGCAGGTGCCCGCGATCACGCTTGATCGCCTCTGCGCCGACTGGCCGCGCCTCGACCTGGTAAAGATCGATGCGGAGGGCGCGGAGGCCTTGGTCTGGGAAGGGATGCAGCAGACACTGCGCCGCTTCCCGCAGACGGTCGTCGTTCTCGAACTGCACCTCCAGCGCGACCCGCCGCAGACGTTCGAATTACTTAAGGAGATCGAACGTGCCGGCTACTATCTCCGGGCCATCAACTACGAGGGAGAGGTGGAGCCGGTGGAAGCGACGACAATCCTAAACCGGCCGCAAGAGCACTGGACACTTTGGCTCGCCCGATGAAAAAAAATCTACTTGCCAGGGGGATAAGCGACAGAATATTTTACTCGTGCCCGCTCTGGTGGCGGGTTAAAAACACACAACTCTTTCGGAGGTCCTAACATGAAAGGAAAGATCGTTCTCGTCGCCCCCCTCGCCAAGGAGATTCTCCGCAGCCGAACCGAGAAAATGGCCGGACAGGCTAAGTTGTCTGAACAAGACCGTCAGAATTTAGAAGAATCTCTTCTTCTAAGTCTGATCAGAAGCTTGGGCCTGCCAGGGGGTCACTCCGAAATTTTCATCTCTTCCGTAGCCGAAGACGAACCGTCGAGCCCCGAAGAAGCCTGGAAACTCTTTCCTTAAGAGGTGTGAAAAATGCTTCTAGAATTCCTAATCTGCGAACCGGCCGATGCCTACCACTCTAAGTCTAAGGAGTACCTCACGAGCCACGCTCTAGCGGACTTCCGCGAGAGCCCGCTCCTTTACCGAAAACGTCAACTAGGTCTTCTAAAGGCCGAAGGAAACCGGGCCGCTTTTCTAATCGGTCAGGCAACACACACGCTCGTCTTGGAGGGCCGCCAGGCTTACGAAGAGTGGGTCGGACGCCACGGGCTCACCGCCCCCCAAGCGGCCTTGGTCGAAGAAATGGCGGCTGCTGTAGGATGTCACCCCATAGCTAAAGAACTCCTAGCCGAAGGGGTAGCGGAGGGGGTCGTCCGTTGCGAGTACCGCGATATCCCTTGCCAGGCGCGGCTCGATTGGCTCAACCCCGTAAGGGGGCTAATCGACCTAAAGACTTGTGAAAACCTAAAGTTTTTCGAAAACGACGTAAAGACGTTCGGTTACGTGCACCAGCTCGCCTTTTACCGCGCCCTGCTCGCTCAGGTCTTCGGCGAGAAGTTCCCGGCCTACCTTGTCGCCGTAGAGAAGCGGGAACCTTTTCGTTGCGGCGTCTGGAGAATCGACCCCGACGTCCTGGACGTCGCAGAACGGGAAAATGAGGTGGCAATAGACCGCCTGGCGCAATGCCGACAGATGAACTACTGGCCTACAGGGTACGAGGAACTGCGTGTATTAAACCACATTTAAAGGAGAACGACCATGGCAGACTTAAGCAATTTCTTGAACAACGAAGTCGAACCGAGGATTACCAGCTTCGAACCGATCCCCGCGGGAAAGTACCTAGCGATGATAGTAGACAGCCAAATAAGGCAGACCAGAAGGGGGGACGGACGTTATCTCCAGCTAACCTTCCAGATCTTAGAGGGGAGCCATAAAGGACGCCTCGTCTGGGCACGTCTAAACCTCGAAAACCCGAACCCGACCGCGGTCCGAATCGCTCGCGCGGAACTAGCGGCGATCTGCAGGGCTGTCGGCGTACCGGCGCCTAAAGATTCAGTAGAGCTCCATAACCTGCCGCTAGTGATCCAAGTCGAGTGCCGGAAGCGCGACAACGGAGAGGTTCGCAACGAGATACGCGGGTACTTTAAGAAGGAAGCCTCGGCCACACAGCAGCAAACAACCTCTAGCCCCCCTTCCTGGCGACGCTAAACGGCATCTAGGCGGTCACTGTACGATCGTACATCGTGCGGTGGCCGCTTTTTTCTTCGAGGGCTAGAATGTTAATCCTAAAATTACCATTCCCACCTAGCGTCAACCACTACTATCGCCGCGTCGGGCACAAAACGCTCATCAGCCGCCGGGGGCGAGCCTACCGAGAAGCGGTTTCGGAGCTCCTGGCGACTCTAAAGATTGAGCCACTAAACGGGCCTCTGAACCTATCTATAGGTCTTTTCCCTCCAGATCGCCGCAAGCGCGATATCGACAACTTTCTTAAGTGTTTATTGGATGCGCTCCAGCACGCCGGCGTTTTTCACGACGATTGTCAAGTAATCCGCTTAGAGATCAGCAAAAACGAGCCAGTAAAAGATGGTAAAGTAATCGTTTGCCTTCGAGAGCAAAAAAGGAGTAACCCCCATGCCAACCTCTAGCCTTCTAGATGCCGCGCTCCATTACGTCGAACTCGGCTATCGAGTTTTTCCCTGCGTCCCCGGCGGGAAGACACCGCTGACACAGCATGGTTTTCACGACGCAACTTGCGACCCTGAGAAGATCGAGAGCTGGTGGGCAAAAAACCCAGACGCAAACGTTGCCATCGCAACCGAAGGGCTGCTCGTAGTCGATATCGACGGTAATGCCAACCCCTGGCCAGGGGATCCAGAACGTGGTGCCGATCTGACTAGAACTGGCGCCTTGAGCCTTACGCCACGTGGGGGTCGACACTACTTCTTTCGAAAACCGGCAGGAAAACCCTGGCGATGCACCGAATCTCGCTTGGGGCCGAAGGTTGACACTCGCACGGACGGAGGCTACGTCCTCGTTCCCCCGTCGCAAGTCGACGGACGAGCCTACCGCTGGGCCCCCGAAGGGGAACTCGAGGACCCACCGGAAAGGCTACCAGAACCGCCGGCGTGGCTGGTCCAGGAACTCGATCGCCTGAGCATAATACAACCAGTGGTAGCTACCACAGCAGACGGGGGGCCGATTCCAGAGGGACAGCGAAACTCCGCTCTCGCGCGCCTGGCAGGAACGATGAGGCGAGTAGGGATGACGCGAAACGAAATTGCTGCCGCCTTACTTCAAGTTAACCAAGATCGGTGCGTACCGCCTTTACCGACATATGAGGTTGAACAGATTGCCAGTAGTATCTCTAAGTACACCCCAGACCAGATCGCGACTGCGATGGTCGAAGGACGGTGTGATTATCTAATTCAACCACAACTTACACCGGTAAGCTTGGTCGACCTGCTAGCGAGCCATCCCAACCTTCGCCCGCCAGTAGTGCATGGTCTACTGCGTCAGGGGGAGACGATGAACATAGTTTCACCCCCAAAAGTCGGAAAATCCTGGCTAGTTTTAGACCTCGCCCTTAGCGCCGCCTCGGGCCGCCCTTGGCTTGACACGTTCGAAACCGATCCGGGGGACGTACTGATACTCGACAACGAACTGCACGGAGAGACACTAGCCAACCGAATCCCTAAGGTTGCGGCGGCTAGGGGGATCGATCTAACCGTTGTTGGCCAAAGGGTTTTTGTGCAAACTCTTCGGGGCAGCTTAATGGACTTTTTTTCACTAGAATCCTACTTCCGGGCGTTGGAACCGAAAAAGTTTAAGCTAGTTGTTCTCGACGCTATGTACCGTTTCATGCCACGCGGAGGAGACGAGAACGACAACGGAACGATAACCGGCGTCTACAACGCAATCGACCGCTACGCCGACTTGCTCGGTTGTAGTTTCGTCCTCATTCACCACACCAGCAAAGGAAACCAATCCGGGAAGGCGTTGACCGACGTAGGGGCGGGGGCGGGCAGCCAGAGCCGGGCCACCGATACGCACCTGATCCTTCGTCCTCACGAAGAGGACGATGCCGTCGTCCTAGAGGCGGCGGTCCGCTCCTGGCCCCCGGTTTTACCCCGGTGCCTACGTTGGACCTTCCCCGTTTGGACCCCCGCAGACGATCTCGACCCAACCAAACTACGGAGCGAACGGCCTCGGAAGGCACATCGGGGGGAAGAGGCGAAGGAGGTAAAGGAGGCCAAACCCGAGGTTACCTGGGACGAGAAGCGGTTTGCGGCGGCGTTTATAACTAGCACCCCCAAGACGCGCGACGCTATCCTTAGCGAGGCCAACGCAGCCGGGCTTTCCGACTGGAAGGCGGAACGCTTGCTGCGGCGGGCGGAAGCCCTCGGGCTCGTTTATCGTTGGGGGAATGGGCGGAATCGCCCATCGACCTATGCAAGCATACCTCAGCCGGCTAGTGATGCTTTAGATCACTGCCGAGCTGAACAAAACGGTTCTGTGTGGTGAGAGGTCCCCCCTATAACCCCCCTATAGACCTCTCACCACACAGAACTTACTGGTTCTGTGTGGTGAGAGGTGCGCTGTAGGGCGCACCTCTCACCACACAGGTTGGACTAACAAGTTTTACCTGGTTAAAAAGGTACTACCTGGCTTAAAACTGCCGCGACCGCGCCGGGAACAGTCACAAAATTGCGCTGGGTTTGTTTCGGAGTCCTAATGAAAGGCGATTACGAAAAACTCAAAGAGCGTGCTCGCGCCCGTAACTTAGCTTTATCGCTGATTGGCCGTGACATTGGCGAGCTGCCGCCGGTGGTGAACCCGGAGCGGAAAGCCCGGGCTGCGTCGGATTTTCGCTATTTCTGCGAGCAGTACTTCCCCCAGACCTTCTACCTCCCCTGGTCAAAGGACCACCTAAAAATCCTCAGCAAAGTCGAGCAGGCCGTGCTCCGTGGTGGACTTTTTGCCTTGGCCATGCCGCGTGGTTCGGGGAAGACCGTTATATGCGAATGCGCTTGCCTTTGGTCCGTTCTTTACGGACACCGCGAGTTTGTTTGCCTGATTGGCTCCGACGAGGGGCTCGCGATGAGCCTTCTAGATTCGATTAAGAAGGAACTCGACGGCAACGACCTTTTGCTTGAAGACTTCCCCGAGGTCGTCTACCCGATTCGATGCCTTGAGGGAATCGCAAACCGTTGTAGTGGACAACTTTACCGTGGTGAACGCACATACATCGTCTGGACGGCTCGTGAGATCGTCTTACCGACGATCCCTGGCAGTAAGGCTTCAGGCACCGTGATAAAAACGGCGGGTATTACCGGTCGGATTAGAGGGATGAATTTTAAAAGACCGGACGGCCGTACCGTTCGTCCAACGCTCGTCGTCGTCGACGACCCGCAGACCGACGAATCTGCGAGGTCTCCCTCGCAGTGCGCTACGCGGGAGAGAATTCTCGCCGGTGCGATCCTTGGCCTTGCCGGACCGGGGAAGAAGATTTCGGGGATAATGCCGTGCACAGTGATACGGTCAGGAGACTTGGCCGATACTATCCTCGACCGCGACCGGCACCCCGAGTGGAACGGTGAGCGTACGAAGATGGTTTACTCGTTCCCTACCAACAAGGCCTTGTGGCAGCGCTACGCCGAAATTCGTGCTGAGAGTCTACGCCGTGGCGGAAACGGGGAGGAAGCGACGGAGTTTTACCGCCAGAATCGGGAGGCGATGGATGAGGGTGCGGTCGTTGCCTGGCCAGAGCGTTACAATCACGACGAAATTTCAGCGATCCAGCACGCGATGAACTTGTTTTTCCAAGATTCGGTCGCGTTCTACGCAGAGTACCAGAACGAGCCGTTATCCGAGACTTCGTTGGGTAGTGACGATGAGTTGACAGTAGACCGGATCGCAAGCAAGTTGAACCGGATACCTCGAGGGGTGCCTCCCATCGGCTGCAATCTCTTAACGGCCTTTGTCGACGTGCACGCCAACCTGCTCTTTTACGTAGTTGTGGCCTGGGAGGACGGCTTTACCGGTTATGTTCTCGATTATGGTACTTTCCCGGATCAGAAGCGGCGATATTTTACGCTACGCGACGCCCGGCCTACACTGTCTGAGGTAACTGGGGCGGCCGGTCTCGAAGGGGCCGTCTACGCAGGGTTAGAAAAGCTGACTGCTGCCCTCCTCGGCCGCCCTTGGCGACGCGACGACGGAGCGGAGCTGCGGATCGAGCGCTGTCTCGTCGACGCAAACTGGGGGTCGGTTACGGATGTTGTTTACCAGTTCTGTCGACAGTCTATTCACGCCGGGATCGTTCTTCCTAGCCACGGCCGTTTCGTCGGAGCGTCGAGTCTTCCGTTTAGCGAGTACAAGCGTCGGCCGGGCGACCGGGTCGGTTTCAACTGGCGGATGCCCAACGTGCAGGGCAGGCGGGCTGTGCGCCATGTCTTGTTCGACACCAACTTCTGGAAGTCCTTCATCTACGCCCGCCTGGCGGTGCCGATGGGCGAACGCGGCTGCCTGTCGCTCTTCGGCGACGATCCAAAGGTGCATCGTCTGTTCGCGGAACACCTGACTGCCGAGTACCGCGTCAAGACGGAAGCTCGCGGGCGCACGGTGGACGAGTGGAAGCCGCGGCCTGAGCGTAGCGACAACCACTGGTTCGATTGCCTAGTCGGCTGCGCCGTGGCGGCATCGATCCAAGGCGTGTCGCTCCAAGAAACGGACCCGCCGAAGCGCGAGCGTGTCAGCTTTGCAGAACTGCAGCGGAGGGCGCGACGATGAACCAATCTCAAGAAAGACGTGAAGACCTCGGACTTCGTTGTCCCCGATGTGGTTGTCGACATTTTTACACCACCCATACCGAACCTCTACGTGACGGCCGCATCCGCCGGCGGAAGGTCTGTCGCCACTGTGGGCGGAAGATTGTAACGTTCGAGTCCCCCCCGGGGTGGGCTCACAAGCGCGATTGCTAGATATAGCACGATTTCCGCATTTCTCTTTTTTCCTGGTAGCAATTCCGCCGTTGTCTGGTAATCTCTCTCTGTAGAGAGCAGAGGGAGGATCATGGACAACGACCTCGAGAACAAGATCCGCGAGAACGCTGAAGGCCCGGCGAAAGCGTCTGGCGATGCCGGGAGCGTGGAGCAGCACTCACTACCTGATCAGATTGAGGCTGATCGCTATCTAGCGGCCAAGGAAGCCGCTAAGAAGCCGCATCGCGGCCTGCGTTTCAGTAAGTTCGTCCCCCCCGGAGCGGATTAGACGTGTTCACCTGGCTGGCTAACTTGTTTTTGCGTAGTCGCTCGCGCCGCGTCGTGCGGCCCGTCAGGGCCCGCTACGACGCGGCAGCGACGACTCCGGATAATTACCGCCACTGGGCGAACGCAGACAGCCTTTCGGCGAACGCTGCGAACTCTGCCGAGGTGCGACGCATCCTTCGGATGCGCGCCCGCTACGAGGTAGCGAACAACAGCTACGCTAAGGGGATCGTTCTAACGCTTGCCAACGATGTAGTCGGTACTGGTCCGCGCCTACAACTACTGACACCAGACGCCGAGGCGAACCGTCTCATCGAGCGCGAGTTTTCCGC